GCAACGACCTTGTATGTTTACAAATCCAGTCTTCAGGAAGCAAACGGAAGAGTTTGTAAATGGACGTCTTCAGAATTCGAAAGACGAGGGAGCTGGGAGGGAGCGGATCGTCGATGGGGACTCTGGACTCGGTCCATCAGGAACAAGTGCAGGGTCTGCGTGATTCGGGATCCAAACAGGTTGAACTGCAAGCAAAACTGGCTGAACTTCGAAGTCAACGTGAAAAGCTGAGCACATCAACTGAACTGACGGAGATCGTCAAGTGCTCCCAGGTGGATTCGCAGATTCGCGAGACAGAACAGGAACTTTCTAGGGCAAACCCCGTTGAGGATTACTATATGAAAAATATGGACATCCTGATGGATTATTACGGGAAGGAGTCAGGTCCTTCCCAGTCTGCCCCGCTCCCAAAAGAAACCAATACCTTCCTTAAATTCTTTGTCGCAAATACGCCCGCCGTGGATGCCGGATTATCAAAGAAGCAGATCTTTGACGAGTACGTTGCGCGGATGAAGCTGTCCAACGGACCTGAAGCGACTCAGCTCCTGACGGAACACTGCTCTGCCTGTAACGTCGCGCGAGAAGAGATTAGTTCGGAAGGTATTTTGGTGTGCCCTAGTTGCGGGTCTGAAGAGTATGCGCTTGTGGTGAGCGATTTCCCAAGCTTCCGTGACCCGCCAAAAGAGCGGAACAACTACGCATACAAGAAGATTAACCATCTTAATGAGATCCTTAATCAATTCCAGGCGAAGGAATCGACCATTATTCCCGAGGAGGTGATGAATGAGGTTGTGCTGGAGATCAAGAAGCGCCGTATCGACAATATTGCGGACCTGTCTGAGGAAGATACGCGTCAGATCCTGAAGAAGCTTGGTCGGTCCAAGTACTACGAGCACCGTGCTCACATCCTGAGCCGTCTGAATGGAAATCCACCTCCGACCATCACCCCGGAGATCGAGGAAAAGGTCCGAGCAATGTTTCAGGAAATTCAGGCACCATTTTTGCTGTATTGTCCTAACGATCGTACGAACTTTCTTTCGTACTCGTATATCCTGTACAAGTTCTTTGAGCTGCTGGACTTGGACGAGTATAAAGTATTCTTTCCTTTGTTAAAAAGTCGCGACCGCTTAATCGCTCACGATCAGATCTGGAAGAAGATATGCGACTACCTGAACTGGGAATTTATTCAGAGTGTATAAACAAATGTCCAGAGAGGTCCAGTTTGAAAAACTCGCACCCGGTAGTCCATATATCATTTATGAAGGAGGATGGGACAACCCAATCATCGGGATATTCAAAGAGTATCAAAAAGACGGTGAGCGGACGACGGCGATCTTTGATAGGGTCGAGGAACTTAATGACAATGAACAACTCGGGTACGAGAACGGAAGACCGTTTGATCCTGAAGAAACCCGATTTTTTCTCGACCTTTCCCACATCATGCGAGTAACCAATAAGAAGGCAGTCGATCAAACGGTTCGTCATATCTACGAGACGAAAACAGGACAAGATTCTGCACCTGGATCCGGACCTGCCGATATCATCCGTAAGTTCATGAAAGCCACACCTCCTAAGAACGCAATGGGTGGACGTCGTACATGGAAGCACAAGCGTCGTGCACGGGTCACAAGGACCCTCCGGGTCCGTAAAACTCGTCGTCGCGTATAATAAAGATGCACAAGGCGGTCAAGAAAGCATTCAAAAACAGGAGTGACGATGCTATACTTAAAATTGTAGGCGACATTATGAATGGTGATCTCAAAGAGACGGGCAACATCCTACACTCCGATTATAAGTTTGATATTCCGGACACAAGCGCAGATGGGGTTCATTATGTATCCCTTTGGACGGAATCCGGTAATATTCTTGTTGCGTTTAAGCGTGAAGGAGCCGATGGACCTATCTTGATGTCAATGCGCCCAGAGGTTTCTGCGGAGGATGAAAGTAACGTATGGGTTTCTCCTGCAAACACTTCGGGCGGTCGTCGTACACGGAAGCACAAGCGTCGGGTCCGTAAAACTCGTCGTCGCGTATAATAAAGATGGTAAACAAGGAGTACCAGCAGTTCAATATAGACTATCGCCGCCCTCAGGTCTTGCGGTATGCTATGCCCGGTGCTAAGCCTTACGCTCCGCACGACGATGAGCGTTGGGTAAGAGTGGAGGTTGTGGGACCGACAAATGAAAATATGCCAGGCGAATTTAGCCTTAGGATGCCTTACAACGATGAAAATCCTGGACCTGGCTGGTATGTGATCGGCAATATACAAAAATCCAGCGTTTATCCTCTGGGTAACACCCCGGCAGAAGCGACCAAAAAAATCGAGGACCTCAGGCGCGCGGGCAGGCTCGCCAAAAGAACGGGCAATGACGAGGCTGCAATGGAACGATGGACTGGAAAAGAACAGGGAGGTCGTCACCGTAAGACGAAGAAGTCCAAGCGTCGTGCGCGCAAAACTCGTCGCCACCACTGATTACTTTTGCTCGTGAAACACTCCATTCTGATAGTAGTTGTAGGATGGACAGTGTGCGTCGCCATCAATGCACCGAATGAATCGCTCCAGACGAGACTTTGGATACATCTTTGACTTCTCGATTGCCTCCTCCTTGGTCAGAAGGAAGATGACGATATCCTCCCACTCCATTCCGTCGCAGCAGAGAACATACAGTTGCTTATTAGAATCCATTCTACCTAGGACTGTGTAGGTACATTTGTTTCCATTTTAAACCGTGCCAATCGCAGTTCCCTGAGTTCCTCGGGTGTTGGTTGCTTCACTGTCGCTTGCGCGCCCTCTACCACATTCCCTTCTAGCTCACACATCTGAGTCCACTGTTCCTTCGTGATGTTCTGAAAGGTCTTTTGACAGATGCTCAGATCCTTGGCAGTCTTCTTGCCCATATGGCGCACATAGTCGCAGTTGGTCATCACAACATACTTCTCCCACGGTCCCGTGCGCATACACAGAGCGTAGAAGGTTGAGAGCTGGGACCACGTAACAATCGTCTTGCTCTTGTGACCAGTGTGCTTCTTGTACTTGCACTGGACTGCCGTATACTTGCCATCCTTTTCACAGATGATGTCAATGCCCATATCTTGCCTCTTCAAACTCAACGTTTCCAAAATCTCTGTGGGCACATCTTCAAGCCTCCAGACATTCGGGTACTTCCTTACGTGCTTCAAATAGAGTACACAAAACTCTTCAAAGATATCACCACGAATCTTCTTGTTGGCTCGCACACGCATCTCTGTGAACGTGTGAGCCGGTTGTTCATACCACTTCTGACACTCGGCAATAAACTCGTCAAAGAGATTAGCCGGAGAGCGAAGAAAGATTTGATGGAGATTCATTGTAGTCAAAAAGTAAGTAAATGAGTGAATAGAATCCGTTTTACACATAAGCGACACAGTAACCAAAAAATGGACTACTACACTACGATCAATACAACTGCTCGTGAGCTGCGTGGGTATGCCGCAAAGGAGATCCACATGAACTTTGGTGAGGGCTATTTTCGGTACTGGGCGGAAGATGAGGGCGGTGTTGCGATTGCCAAGGAGTACCAGGTGACGTTCAGGAAGCACTTTGGTGATCGCATCACTGGCGAGATTGACGACGCACTCTATGCCGCTGGGCGTTCGGTTGGATACCTGATGGTCTCCCTTTTTGATTCCGACACGGATATCGACGACATTGTTCGGATCGTGACGTCATTCATCAATGAGCAGGTCACTAACATGGAGCACTGGTGCGATCATCTGTGCAACTCATTCCTACATTAAGAGGATTAGTCATCAATGTCATAACCATCAACGTGTGTAGATGCATAACAATCTGGGGAGTAATGGCTCGTCCGACCACAACGATAACACGCTCCTGTCTTCTTTTTAGGAGATATCTTACCATATACAATTGGATTTGATGTGCATCGTCGCTCATGTGCAAGTGCCCGTGTCATACTGGTGAATGTCTTATCACAGTGGTCACAACCCCATTCCTCTTCCTCTCGCACCCATACTACTTCGACCTTTGAAGGACACTTGTTTGCAAAGTGCCCAGACTGCCCACACGCATAACACTTGTCAGTATTTCCTACGATCTCGCGCTCAAGCACTGCCTTGGTCGCGTCATCAAGAACTGACTGTGTGTATGCGCCGCCGCGAACATTATCTACGCCATACTTCTTCATAAGGTCCTTCGTAGTATTTGTTTCATCGTGTTCACCGTTCAGCTTTCTAATCTCTAAAATCTTGACTGGTCTGTGAATCTTCGTCCACACCGCACCGTTTCCGTTTTTGTGTGCCAGATACCGCGTGTCCGGATCATCACTCTTTCCAACGTAGTACTTCCCGCTCTGGAGCTGAAGAGTGTAGAGGTATGCCATCTTAACCTAAAAAGTAAGTAATTGATCTGATCAAATCCATTTTAGACGGTGTTGATCTTGCGATCGAGTTCAACCACGGCTTCGTAGATCGCAAGAAGGATACGCTTGTTGGCGCGCTGCTCCCATCCAATGTTAGCCCCTGGATTCCAGGGTGAGTTACTGAAACACAACTTATCAATCTCCAATGTGGGTGGTGTGGCACCCGTCATAATGCTCATCAGAATCTTGAGCTCACTCATCTTGTTGATAGTCAGTCTCTGTTCCTCTAGTGCACGAATCTCTGCGCGAATTCCATCAATCTCATCATACTTTCGAGCACCTGCACATTCAACAATCTTCTTATGGAGCACAACGAGCTGGGCGTCAATCGAATCAGAACGAGTAGACATTTTAACCTAAAAACTAAGTAATTGGGCGATTGAGATCCATTTTAAAGCGGGTGGCCAGTGACGTGAGTTTTTGCATAACAACTTGCAATCCAGTGACCCATTCTACCACATCGATAGCAAGCGCCTGGCTTCTCGGATGTCTTCGATATGAGGTAAACAACTCCGATCAGTGCTCCGAGAACGAGATTTAGTGGATTCATTGAAAAAGTAAGTTAGTGAGCGAATACGATCCATTTTATGTGTCAGAATAACACCCCATTGACGATCGTCCTCTTCTTCACGGGGACGTCGTGCATCTGAGGGCGACGCCGCGATGTCTGATGTCTGATCTCAGTCCTGATCACTGGGACGCTGACATTTGCCGCCGCATTGGCAACTGCAGTCTCATGGGCGAGACGGATCGCCGCCCAATGAGCATCACTCGCGGCTGCCTTTTCCGGGTTGAGACGTCGCCACTTTGCGGTGGCATACTCAGCAATCTCCTTGACACGCTCCTCGCTAAACCCGTGTCGCCCGCATGTTCCGTGTTGGTTTAGCTTCTGTTCGTCTCGCTCGAACTGTTCGTTTGCGCGTTCCTCGTCTGTGAGCCCTGCGACTCGCCACGACTCGACCATCCGTTCCCGTTCCATCTGTTCGTTTGCAAGTTGGCAGTATTCTTGATCGCGGAGAGACATCTTGTTCCTATCTTCCTATTTGTTGGACCGATCAAATCCATTTTAGACGGAATGACCATTGATGTGCTTCTTTGCATAGCATGTATCTTCAGTGTGACTATCGCGACCGCATCGACCGCACACATCGGAATCTAAAGTAAGTTCCTGAAAGCTAACTTCTTCGTCATCCGCACACGGGAAGTTGATAACTACTCCAGTCCTGATGTTCAAGAGTTTCATATACATACCGCATTGAGTTGCGTGGTCATCTCTGATTGAGCGGACAGACTTTAGCTCTACGACAATCTTCCCGTCAATGACGAGATCTGCACGGACTTGTCCAACTTCGACTCCCTCAAACATGACTGGGATAACTTGCTCAGACTTGTATGCAATATTGTACTTCTTCAACAATACCTCCATTGCATTGTGGTAGACACGTTCACTGAATCCTGCACCGAGCCTTGCGAAAACATACTTTGCGGCATTCTTGATTTGATCCATCTTAACCTAAAAAGTAAGTAAGTGACTGAATCAAATCCATTTTAGATGGTTACGCGTCGAGATTGTATCCAATCCGGACGGACGGATCATCAAACCTTGGAAAGAGTTCATTCTGGACAATAATCTGTCCTCCAATAGGAATTCTAATTTCATACATCCACTTGGTGAGATCGTTCCAATTTCCAGCCTTTTGGATTCGGTCTACAAACTTCATCATCTGATCAACATCCGGAAAGTCCTTTCGCTCACCCCTGAGATACACGGAGTAGCACTTCTTTGGTGTTGGCGGAGGTTCAACCTTAGGTGCCTTCGGTGCCTTCGCTACCTTTGGCGCCTTCGGAACCTCGGATGAACGGCGATTAGTCTTCACAGTGTGACACATCAGACACAGCGCCTGGAGATTGTCCAGTTCGTTGGATCCACCGTCTCTGAGTTCCTTGATATGATCGATATGGAATCCAGACTCATCAAATGGCGCCCCACTCAGTGGGCACTTGTAGTCGAGTACATTTCCTGCACACATAAACCTCTGGCGACCTGCGACCTGCTTCTTCATTGCGGCTGTTACCTTGCGTTGAGACATCTTAACCTAAAAAGTAAGTAAGTGACTAAATCAAATCCATTTTAGACAGCACACTCCTGGCAAATGCCGCGATTCATTGGAGTCTCGACACCACAATCCTCACAGTGGTTGATGTAGAAGTTGTCAATACCCTTTCTGATCTCGGCAAGCATCTCTTCGGTGACGGGACCGATCAGCTGGATCATCTTGTACTTGTCGCTACCGCTTCGATCCTTATACATAATCGAGTGACGGGTCTTTAACAGCTCCGTCTCTGCCTTTGGCACACACCAGGGATCTATGTAGCGGCGGCACATCGTCAAGAA